AGGCCTGACCTTGCTGCACCTACCAGTGCATTTATCAAGCAACCGGATCCGTTACAAGGCGTGGGCGAGCTAACCACCGATGAGTACAGAGCATATTTGGCACAATACAGTTATAATCAAACAGAACAAAACTACGCTTACCAAGCAGAAGATGGCATAGGCAAATACAATTTTAGCAGCACTGATTTACAAAAATTAGGATATTTAAAACCCGGCGAGACCGACATATCTAATCCCAATGTTTGGACCGGCAAAGACGGAATGTTTAATGCTGAAACGTTTAAAGTAAACGCAGGCCTGCAGGAAAAATCTGTGTACGATCTAACAAAAAACAACTATGCAGCACTGCAACAACAGGGATTGATCACTGATACGTCGTCGCCAGATCGAATTGCTGGCTTGCTAAGTGCAACCAAATTTGGTATCACTGCGGTCACTTACTGGGCCAAAAACAACATTGACTTTACCACAAACTACGGTAGTGATTTAACCAATTACTATAATCAAGGGCGTTACAGTCAAACACAGGTTCCAGTGATAGAGGCCAGCAACAACAGTTCTATCATTGCAGGTACAGCATAATTTTAAAGTTATAAATACTGTATGCCATTATATCGCGGTTTCAGCACATACCAAAAAACCAAGCACTTTCGCCTGGTGGACTTTGAGCTGGTCAAGCAAGATCTTATGAATTACTTTAATATTCGCAAAGGCGAAAAATTAATGAATCCAGAATTTGGTACCATTATCTGGGATAAGATTTTTGATCCGTTGAATGAAGATACCAAAACAGCAATCATGCAAGATATAAAGCGCATTATATCATATGATCCACGCATTGCAGCTCGAAATGTGGCAGTAACAGAATACGACAGAGGCCTGCAAATTGAACTAGATTTGGTTTATGTGCAAACCAATCAGCAAGACAAACTAGTTTTGCAATTTGATCAACAATCTAAGACAGCTTATCAGTTTTAACAAAAACCACTATATTTTTTTCGATAAATATCTAAAACGGAAAAAGTATGGCCACTACATCGAGACAAAACAGCTTACTAGTTAACCAAGACTGGACAAAAGTTTACGAAAGCTTCAGAAGCGCAGACTTCCAAAGCTACGATTTTCAAACGTTGCGCAAAGCAATGATTGATTATCTAAGACTTTACTATCCAGAAGACTTCAACGACTTTACTGAAAGCAGCGAGTATGTTGCACTCATTGACCTAATTGCATTTTTGGGTCAAAGTTTGGCATTCCGTACTGATTTAAATGCACGTGAAAACTTCATTGACACAGCAGAACGCAGAGACAGTGTTCTTAAATTGGCCAGACTCATCAGTTACGTTCCAAAAAGAAATCAAACTGCAACTGGATTTTTAAAATTTGACAGTGTACAAACCACTGAAACACTGACTGACAGCAACGGACTAGACCTCACTAACCTAATTGTCAAGTGGAACGACAGCACCAACGTCAACTGGTACGAACAGTTTATAACTATTTTAAACGCTGCCATGCCAACCAATCAAAACGTAGGTGAACCAAGCAGCAGCAAAAACATCGGTGGCATACTCAACGAAGAATATCAAGTCAATGTACCACCCAGCACAGTGCCAGTTTATCCGTTCAGCGTCAACGTTGAAGGCACATCCATGGGATTTGAAGCCATTGGTGCCACCAGCCAAGACAAAGAGTACCTATACGAAGTACCTCCTAGACCAGGTGCACCTCTGAACATTGTTTATAAAAACGATAATTTAGGCAATGCCAGCAACAACACAGGATTTTTCTTTTACTTTAAACAAGGATCTCTACAGACCTATGATTTCAACGTAGTAGAAAGTATTCCAAACAATGTTGTCAACGTTAACATCAACAACATCAACAACACTGACGTTTGGCTTTACCAGCTGAACAATCTAGGATTGCCTACAGCACTGTGGAATCAAATTCCCAATGTCAACGGCTACAACATTATCTACAACAATAATGCGCCAAGACAAAGCTATCAAGTCACAACTAGAAACAACGATCAAATCAATTTGGTGTTTGGTGACGGCACATTCAGTGCTGTTCCGCAGGGAAGATTTAGAACATATTTTAGATCCAGCACCGGACTGACTTACAAACTAACACCAGATCAGATGCAGAACATCTATATTACTATTCCGTATGTGAGTCGTAACAATAGAATTGAAACACTAACAATCAACTGTAGTTTAAAATACACTGTTGCCAATGCAGTGGCCAGAGAAAGCAATGCTGAGATCAAATCTAAAGCACCGCAGCAGTACTACACTCAAAATAGAATGGTCACCGGCGAAGATTACAACATCTTCCCCTACAGTAACTACAACACCATCAGCAAAGTCAAAGCAGTTAACCGAACCAGCAGTGGTGTGAGTCGTTTCTTAGATGTCAAAGACGCAACCGGGCGATACAGCAGTACCAATATCTTTGCCGATGACGGTATTGTCTATGAAGAAGATGCGGGCTCTAATTTTACATTTACATGGAGCACCAAGAGCGACATCAATAGAACTATTCAAAATACCATTGTCCCTGCAATCAACAACAAGAGTCTGCTGCACTTTTACTATGCAAATTTCAATCGTTATGCATTAACAGATTTGGTGTGGTCTAGAAGCACCATTGGATCTGGAAGCTGCACTGGATATTTTGTTACCGCCACAGGCAACAAACAACAGGTAGGAACAGGAACCACTGGAAACAATTCCTATGTCACTGAGACCAGTATTGTGATTTTTAGTCCTGGCACTGGAAACTACTTCAATGCAAACAACGAAATCGAAGTTATTCCTAGTTCAGGCACAATTCCTCAAAACGGCAATAGCCGACTGTATGTTACTGTGACCAGACTAATTGGCAACGGCGGGCAAGGTAATCTTAGTAATGGCCAAGGACCAATTACTTTGAGCGAAAATATTCCAACTGGTGCAGTTGCGTTGACAGTGATACCTGCGTTTAGCAATAGTTTCACTACCGAATTTGAAACAGAGTTGATCAATCTTATCAGCGCCTACACAGAATTTGGTATCAGATACAATCAGTCCACTGAGGCCTGGGCAATAGTAACTGCACAAGATGTTGATACCACTGGACCGTTTAGTCTAACTAACCAAGGTGATACCAGCGGGTTAAACAATGATGCAAGTTGGCTTCTTGACTTTACAGTCAGCGGCACTGTTTACACTGTTAACATCAGAGGATTAAACTATGTTTTCCAAAGCGCCGGGGAAACAAAATTCTATTTTGATAACTCAGTCAAGATTTTTGATCCTACCACAGGATTAACAGTCAATGACAGTGTAAATGTTTTAAAAGGCAACGGCAATCCTGACACTGGCGTACCATACACCAACAATATACTGTGGTATATCTACAATCAAGTGCCTGAAAGTGATGGCTATGTTGATGCTAGTAAAGTGCTGATAACTTATAGTGATATAAACGACGATGGTGTTCCAGACAATCCTGATATCTTCGATGAAATCGTTGATCCAACTGTAAACGTAAACAGCAAGTACATATTCTTACAAAAAGAATACGGATATGGTAATTTTGTAACGTTTGTGAGTCTCGATGCTTCTTTGGTGAACACTGACTATCCAACCGAAGTTGCTATATTGCCCAACATCAACGATTATCCTGCAGATCAAATCTTCTATGCAACCCAAGAAGAAATCTTTTACGTTCTGACTGTAAGCACTTCAGGCACAAGAAGTCTGACCCAAAGCGAAGATTATTTGGCCAGAGTTGGTCGACAGTCCTTGTACTTTCAGTATCGACACAATGCCCCTGGTTCAAGAAGAATTGACCCGAGCCCCAATAACCTAATAGATATGTATATCCTTACCAAGGAATACGAAACAAGTTACCGCACATGGGCATTAGACACCACCGGTACGTTGGCAGAGCCTACCAGACCCGACAGTGAAAGTTTGCGTTTGTCATTCAATGATCTGGAAAACTACAAGAGTATCAGTGATGCCATTATCTACAACAGTGCAAAATTTAAGCCTTTGTTTGGTAACAAAGCAGCACCAGAACTGCAAGCAACATTTAAGGTCATCAAGAATCCTAGTGTGAACTTAAGTGACAGCGAAATTCGTAGTCAAGTGTTGGCCAGCATCAATAATTATTTTGCAACCAACAATTGGGATTTTGGCGAAACGTTCTACTTCACTGAATTGGCCACTTATGTGCAACAAGGCCTGGCCCCGGCTATCAGCAGTATGATCATTGTTCCCAACAGCACCAATCAAATTTATGGTAGCCTACAACAAATCAGTAGCCAACCCGATGAAATTTTAATTAGTGCAGCAACCGTACAAAATATTGAAATAATTAGTTCAATTACCGCCGCACAATTAAACCTTCAAAATTTAGCGGTAAATACAATTATAACCTGATAATAATTTAGCAAGATGCCTATTACTAAAACACTTTCTTTCCTACCAGCAGTATTCCAAAGTGATGCAAATAATAAGTTCCTGGGGGCGACCCTTGACCAATTGGTCACTGAACCCAATGTTGCTCCCATCAGTGGATATGTGGGTAGAAAGTTTACTCCTGGTTGGTCGGGTATCACTGGCTACATCAGAGAACCCAACAAAGAAAGAGCAACGTATCAACTTGAACCCACAACAGTGGTCAAGGATTCGGTATCTAGCGAAGTGTTATTTCAAAGCACTTACCCTGACACACTGCAAAAAATAAATTATTTTGGTGGTAATGTATCTAACCAAAACAATCTTTGGAGCAGTGAATATTATTCGTACAATCCGCATATTAATTTAGATGCATATGTAAACTATAGACAGTACTATTGGTTGCCCAACGGTCCGGACGCTGTTGATGTTTTTGCAGGCACCGCAGAAACTTCATCAACCTATTACATTTACCCTGACAATGCTGCACAGGTTTACAATGTCAGCGGATTCCAGACCATGTCCAACCCAGATCTTGTGTTGGTCAGAGGCGGTACATACCAGTTTTCTGTTAACCAATACGGCAAGGCATTCTATATCCAGACCAATCCTGGGCTGTCAGGAAAACAAACAAACAACAACAATTTGAGCAGTAGATCTATCTACGGTGTTACCAACAACGGCGAAGACGTAGGCACTGTTACATTTACGGTTCCTGTGGCCACAGCACAAGACAACTATATCAACATGCCAGTTGTGCAAAATGTTGATTTTGCCACTGATGCCAAGTACAGTGAAATTCAAAGTTTGACACTGAGCCGTTGGGCACAGATTGGTGGATTTGACGGAGTCAGTGCATACAATCTTGTTAACAATAAGTTTTTGATTTTTAATCAATATTTTACCACCGCAGCTGACTGGACAGATCCCAGCAACAGTACAGTGGTTCCCAGTGGCGATCGTTATGGAGTTTGGCAAATTACTCTAACACCAAGCGGTGGCGATTACATCATTGATCTTGTGCCTTATGCTGCAATTCCTACCAGCAACAAAGTATTGATCACCAGTGGTATCTATTTTGGTAACACTGAATATTACAAAAACGGTACAGGATACCTATCGCAAGTTCCGGTAATAACAGCACCACTGGACACACTATACTATCAAGACAGCACTGTTGAAGGTCAGTTCGGCACAATCAGAATCATTGATAGCACATCAAACATCATCAATGTTCCAGTAGAAATACTGGGTAAAGAAAACTATATTAGTCCCAACAAAGTAATTTTCACCAATGGACTAAAAATCAAATTTGACAGCAGTGTAACACCCACCGAGTATCAAAACAAAGAATACTATGTTGACGGGGTCGGAACAGCAATTAGTTTGACATTGGTTTCGGACCTAGACACCAATTATGCAATCAGCAGAGCAAATTACCAACCACAGGACAAGTTTAATGCAGCAGCAAATGCAGCAATAAATCCAGCTGGCGATCAGTTGACCATCAACTCTAACGCCTATCCAATTTCCAGCGGAATTTACTATGGACAATTTCCTAATGCAGTAAACTCTGAATATATTGCGGTACAGGATTTGACATTTAACTACCCCTATAGAGGCGGCCAGTATATACAAGGCGATGATACATCAAATCTTTTGAGAGTTGGTGTAATCGGAATGACCTTGCCTGGCATTCCTATCAAAGGACCCACAAACGAATGGTACATTCCGCAAAGTGACGGCAGCACCTGGCATTACGATACCGATCAGGTGCTGATCAATGGCCAAGACGATTACTATGGATATCCAGACACTGACGGCACATATCACTATCACAGTTCAGAATTTATCACTAGCAATGCCTGGGCAACAGTGGCCGGTTTTACCAATGGATATAGAACCAGTGATGGGCACAGTAAACTCATTGGCTTTGCTGCTGACGGATATCCGATCTACGGCCCATATGGATATTCGGATCCCAACAGCCCATACAGTGGCGTAGTAAACATGCGCAGCAGTTATGTGGCCAGCACAGGTGCAACCAATCGACCACAGGCACAAACTGTTACAGTAACAGCCAACACCACAATTGGTGCCAACATCACTGTCAGTTCAACCTATGGACTAAATCCGGGCATGCGAGTAACTGTCAACAGTGCTGGCCTACCATCGGACAGTTATTGGATTGTCAACTGCGGAAATAAAACAGCCGTTGGACCCAACGAATATTCTGCTGGTTCAAACCAAGTACAATTAAATTCCAACGTTGTTATCTATGCCGGCAGCACTGTGACATTTGAGTTTTTGGCCGGTGCTTTCATTGAAGATTATAGCTATGTGGCCACCAGTGGAACCTTGGACCAATACAACGGAAGATACTGTGTGACACCTGATTTCCCCATGGGAACCTATGCTTACTTTGCATCTCAGGACGCAGCAGGAAAACCAATGTATCCATACTTTGTGGGACGTTCGTTTTTTGGTAGCCTGAGTGTGGACTCGAACAGCAGTCTAACCAATCCTGATTATATTATCATTAATAGAAGCAGCAGAGATAAAAATCCATGGTCAAGACGCAATCGTTGGTTCCATCAAAATGTAATTCAAACCAGTGCATTATTTAATAATACTGCATTTACGTTAGATAGCAGCAACCGAGCACAACGACCAATCATTGAATTTGAAGCGGACTTACAACTATTTGATTTTGGTGTCAACGGTCTGACTCCGGTAGACATATACGATACAAATATTACTACTCCTTTTACCACTGTTGAAGGAGCCACTGGTGTGTATCTTGATGGCGTTAACGTTGTTAACAACATGAGAGTTATTTTCTCTGCAGACACAGATCCTAGCACTAGAAATAAAATTTATGTAGTTAAATTCATTGACCCCGATGACAACACTGCTACTGCCCAAGTAATACATCTTGAATTGGCTGCTGACGGTGATGTACAGACCAATGACACAGTTAGTATTTTAAACGGTGTTCAAAACGTTGGTAAAAACTTTTACTATGACGGAACAGAGTGGAACGAAGGTCAGAATAAAACAAGTTTGAATCAGCCGCCGATGTTTGATATCATTGACAGCGACGGAGTTAGCTTTGGTGATAGAGCAGTTTATCCATTGACCAATACCAGCACAGACTTTTACGGTAACAAAATTTTCAGTTACAAAGTTGGCACAGGTACAGACGATTCTGTACTAGGATTTCCGTTGAGCTACAGAAATATCAATAACCAAGGCGACATTGAATTTGACAACAACTACGATGTAGAATCTTTTACATACAGTATTGATCGTGTTAACTACACAAAGAAAATTAATTTAGGTTACATTTACAAAAACAATGCAGACGGAACTACAACCAAGTACAATGTCTGGGACGCTGCTCTGGATCAAACCCGACAGTATCAAGATTTTGGATATGAATTTGACGGCCTAACCAACGACTTCAGAATTGATATCAATCCAGTTGACACTGGCTACAATCCAGGACTACAGGTTTTTGTAAACTTTACTGCGATACCACGCTCAGAATACCAAATTGCTAGTTTGCCTAATAATACCAAAAGCATTGTTATCAACCCGGTAAAGATCAAGGCCGGTGACCGCATTGATTTATTGGTTTATAGCAACGAAGTCAGTGCGTATGGTACTTACATTATTCCTGACAACTTAAATTACAATAGCCAAAATGCCATTGCTGATACATTGACTCTAGGACAAATGCGCAATCACATTGCTGCATTAACTAGAAAAGCAACACAGTTTGAAGGAGTGTATCCAGGCCGCAGTAATCTACGAGATTTAAACATTGTGGCCAATGGTGGAACAATATTACAACAAAGTAGTCCTGTTCCGTATGCCAGCATGTTCTTGTGCGATTCAAAATATGATTTTGTTAAAAGCGTGTACAACGCTCAACAAGAATACACTAGATTCAAGAATAAATTCATCACGCAGGCCACAAACAGCAACACAATCTCTTATACAGATCCTGTTGCATCAGTGGACACAATACTGCAACAAATCAACAAAGTCAAGACACGTAGTTTTCCGTGGTACTACTCTGACATGGTTCCATACGGTACAGCAAAGAATACTATTTCGTACAATGTGTATGACCCTGCGCAACGAACTTACGAAATCACATCTATATTTGATATAAATCAATTGAGCAACAACGCAGTGTTGGTTTACTTAAACAACACACAGCTTGTTTACGGTTTTGATTATGTATTCTTAACTTCCACTGCAGGCATTGAACTAACATCAACATTGACCACAGCAGTCAACGACACATTAACCATTGTTGAATATTCTGACACTGATGGAAGCTATGTTCCTGAAACCCCGACCAAGTTGGGACTATATCCAAAATTTAAACCCGAAATTGTTGTTGACAATTCTTATGTAACGCCAACCACAGTGATCATTGGACACGACGGTAGTAAAACTCCTTCGTTTGGTGATTTTAGAGACAATCTACTGTTAGAACTAGAAAAAAGAATTTACAACAACATTAAAGTTTCCTACAGCGAAACTCAATTGAGTATCTACGACAGCAAACCTGGCAAATACAGAGACACTGGCTATTCATTGGATGAATACAACACACTGATAGCCAGAAGTTACCTGCAGTGGGTTGGTTTTAACAGATTAAACGCTACAACCAATAGTACCTATCAAAGTGACGATCCGTTTACTTTTAACTACAAACTTGCAAAAGACAGTGAGGGCAAATACTTGCCGGGCAGCTGGCGTGCATGTTTTGAGTATTTCTATGATACTCAGTATCCAAGCACCAAGCCATGGGAAATGTTGGGATTCTCTGAACAGCCTGATTGGTGGGAAGATACCTACGGTCCTGCACCATACACCGGCGGCAACACAATACTATGGAATGATCTAGAAGCAGGATACATTGCCAGCGGACCAAGACAGGGCTATGACACAAGATTTGCTCGTCCTGGATTGAGCAGCGTTATTCCCGTTGACCAAAACGGCAACATAAAGCCACCTCTGGGATTATTGACAAGCAACTACTATTATCCTGATTTCAATAAAAACTGGTCAACAGGTAACTGGAGTCCAGTTGAAACAGCCTGGAGAAACAGCAGTGACTATCCATATGCTCAACAGATTGTAATGGCACTGACCCATCCTGGAAAATATTTTGGATTAGGAATTCAGACCAACAACTACAGATACAATTCTACACTGTCACAGTATCTAGTGACTGATACCAACTATCGTTTGACACAAAACGATATTGTGATCAACGGCACTGTAAACACTGATAACACCATTGACAGAGCTGCTAGCTATCTGAACTGGGTACAGGGCCTACAGGTAACCAATGGCACAACATCAACAGCAGGCTTGCTAGATTTTGTTCAAGCATACACTGTGCAATTGGCGTACAAGATGGCAGGGTTCAGTGATAAAAACATGCTGAAGGTTTTGGCTGAACAAAACAGTCCAAGCAGTGTCAACGAAAGTGTTATTGTTCCTGACGAAAACTACAGTCTAACTGTGGCCAAGAGCACACCAGTTGCAAATCTACGCTACAGTGGTATCATAGTTAAAAAGACCACTGAAGGGTTTGAAGTGTCGGGCTACGACAATTTCAATCCAGTTATTACAATTCTTGCACCCAACACATCGGGCAAATATGAACCGGTGTCTGGGGCATCATTGAGCTATAATTATTATACCGAATTCAATAGATACAAACTCAACATTCCTTACGGAACAGTGTTTACTGATCCTCAGCAAATCATCAACATCATGTCTGGTTACTCTGCATATCTGACTGCACAAGGATTTAGATTTGATTTCTATGATGAAAACTTATCTCAGATCAGAGACTGGAGATTGAGTGCCAAGGAGTTTACATTCTGGGTTGAACAAAATTGGGCAGTTAATACACTAATTACTCTGAGTCCGGTTGCTGGTAGAATTCGTTTGGTGTCTCCTACATCAGCTGTTGACGAAATTAAAAACGGCTTTTATGGTTCCAAAGTGATGGATCAGAATTTCACTATCATGGGCAACGATAGTTACTCTGTGGTACGTGACGGCACTACATTTACGTTGTTGCTTGACAACCAAGACAACGGAATGATTGGTTATTTTGAAGCAGACCTAGTGCAATTTGAACACATAATGATCTTTGACAATACAACACAATTCAATGACATTATATATAACCCAAATTCAGGTGAGCGTCAATACAGACTCAAACTAGTTGGTAACAAAACAGTTGGCTGGAACGGACGTTTAAGTCCAGAAGGATTTATCTACAACGATTCTGTTGTTCCAGGTTGGACCGCTGACACTGATTACCTCAAAGGCGATCTAGTAGAATACAAAAACTTCTACTATTATGCAAGCAAGAATATTCCAGGTGCAACTGAATTTGACTTCAGTGTTTGGCTACCAGTTGAAAGAAACAAAATTAAAACTGGGCTATTAAACAACTTTGCTACCAATGCCGGTATGGGCAAGGACTTCTACGATGTTGACCAAGTCAACATTGAAAGCGAAAGTGACCTATTAGGGTTTGGTCTAATTGGATTTAGAAGCAGACAATATCTAAGTGAATTGGGCATTGATGACATTGCACAAGTCAAGTTCTATCAAGGTTACATCAAAGAAAAAGGTACATTAAATTCTGTACAAGCAATTCAAAGTGTAAGCACTTCTGAAGAACAAAACAACATCAAAGTCAACGAACAATGGGCGTTCCGTGTTGGTGCTTACGGCAGTCTTGAAACCAATCAGTTTGTTGAGCTAACTCTCGACGAGCAGTATGTTCTTAGCAACCCAACAAGTTTAGAAGTTTTAAACAACAACAATGCAGTAAACTACAGTTCGTTGTTTTCAGATTCTACTGCGCTGTACAACAGCTCTAAGATTCCGTTTGCGTCACCGTTTCTATTGAATAGAACAGACAACAGCACTCGTACCGATGACATTTTAACTGCGGGTTATGTCTACACAGAAGACGTTGACTACACTATTTTTAATTTAAATGATGTTTCAACATTGAATGTTGAGTTATCTGCCATTGGCATAGGATCAACTATTTGGTGCGCGGTTGACTACAATTACGATTGGAATGTGTTCTATGTTACTGCAAATGAAAGCAACATAATCGAAATCAGAAATGCGTTGAACAACAACCTAACAGTTACTACAGACGTAGATCACACGTTAGCAGAAGATGATGTCGTTATCATCAGAGATGTTGAAAGTTTTGACGGATTTTATAAAGTTATGTCTGTTCCTTCTAGAACAACATTTACAGTTAAGTTTGTTGGAAACTTAAACGGATTTAGTTTTGTCAGTGCCGATGGTACATTGTTAAAATTGCAATCATTGAGAGTCGATAGAGCAGTTGACATCAACAACTTTACACCTAAGTTGGGTTGGGCAATTGACGATAAAGTATGGGTAAACAATGATACATCAACCACCTGGGGAGTGTACAACAAGTCTGAACCATGGGCCGCTAATTTGGTTTTACGTAAAGGCTCATTGACACAAAACGGCAACTTTGGAACATCGTTGTCAATTAGTTCAAACGGTAACTTTATATCCATTGGTCAACCCGGATACCAGACTGGCAGTTGGGTAAGCTACAAGAGACAAGAAAACAGTTATGTTGAAGATAACACATACACCAGCAGAGCCAATGGAACAGCCAATCTTGGATTCTCGATTGACAGTGTTGACACAGTTGTTGCTGTTGGCGCACCTGACAGTTACAATGGCGCCGGATATGTATTAATATACGGCAGAGATTTTATTGGTCAAGCCACATTAGATCAAATTTTATGCCCAGCCCCTGCCAATGCAGGAGCATTTGGATACAGTTTATCCATGAGCGACGATTACCAATGGCTATATGTAGGCGCACCTGATGCTGATAAAGTGTATGTTTACGGCTACGAAACTGCCACAGAAGAAACAGTGGCATTTAGTTCTGTAGGAACATCAAATACCTTCCCAATTGGATTCACTTTAGATTTCCCTGAATTGGCGTTTGTGTCAAACGCTTCTGCAGAGTTTGTTTATGGTATTGATTATACATTTAGTGGAACAAATATTGTATTTGCCACCAATGCTGGTCCTGGTACATATTCATTGACATACCAAAGTGGATTCAGATTAGTAGATACCATCAGCTATGCAAATACAGGAAGCCAATTTGGATTCAGCGTGGCCAGCAGTGTTGACGGTGCACAAGTTATTGTTGGAGCTCCTACTGCCAACGTCGGTGGGTTAACCGATGCTGGAACCATCAGTGTATATGATAGATCAATTGAAAAGTTTATTGCAACATCAGATGAACAGTACTTGTTTGGCGGTCAGCGTACTCCGTTATCGTTGAGCAAGGTTTACATTGACAACGAACTTCAAACTCTTGGCATTGACTATACTGTTGAATTTGTAAACTGGATAAGTTTTGCAGCACCGCCTGGTGCTGGAAGAACAGTAACAATTGAAACAGATCAAATTCAATTGATCGAAGAAATGTCTGCAGTTACTCCGATTGCTGAAACCAAAAACGGTTACAGCGTTGATATCTGTGATTACAATTGCACATTACTAAGCGGAGCGCCGTACTACAGCAGCAACAAAGCATCTGGCAAGTTCCACACTGGAACAATGTATAGATTGTTGAATCAAGGACGTGTGTACGGTGAAATAACTGGCCTAGTAGAAAATCCAACAGTGACCAATGGTGACTCTATTAGACTCAACGACTTTGAAGTAGAGTTTTTGAACACTGATCTTGACAGTGTGGTCAGCGCAATTAACAATAAAAACATTCCTGGTGTATCTGCAAGCAACAACAATGGTTACTTGCATATCACAAGCCAGAGTTTGATAGCAGCAGATAAACTCAGAGTGTTACCTGGTTTCGGTACCGCTTTAACTGATCTGGGTCTTGACGTATTTGTACAAGTAGAACAAATTGTTAACCCAACTGATGTTGCATATGATTTGTTTGGACAAAAAGTTTATATTGACAGCACCAGTAATCGTATTGCAGTTGCAAGTACAGAAGCCACTACCCTGCTTGACACAACTTTTGATTTGGCCACAACTGAAACAACCTTTGATTCAGATAGCACCAGATTTGTAGACGCAGTGCCAGCTGGTGCAGTCTGGATGATGTCAGGCCTTGGTGACAGTAGAAACAGCATTGACCATCCAAACGAGTTTGCATTTATACAACAATTAAAACCAAATTCAATTTCTATTCCGGGTTACGCATTCAACATTGGAATGAAGTTTGGTAGTTCGTTGGACATGCTGGGAACTAAAATGTATGTTGGCGCCAAGAATCTCAGCAGCATAGTAGCAGGTGCAGGATCTGTTGCCGGCTTTGATAACGCCAACAACCTGTATGGTTGGGATGTATTAAGAAGCGAAGAAGCCAAGATTGACCTAGACGGAATCATCAAAGGTTATATTTTTGATGCAGAAACACAGACTATTTTGAGTTCGTTGGATTACATTGATCCTGCCAAAGGAAAGATACTAGGACAAGCCGAACAAGAAATTACCTACAAAGTTGACTATGATCCTGCAATCTATAACAACGCCAACATCAACACAGTGAGTGCAAGTGGCAACTATTATTGGAAAGACACACAAGTTGGACAAGTATGGTGGGATCTCAGCACAGTTAGATATGTAGACTACGAACAAGGATCAATCAAGTACAGAACCAGTAACTGGGGAAGAACTTTCCCTGGCAGTACTATTGATGTATACGAGTGGGTAGAAAGCATTTATCCTCCCAGCAGATACCAGGCCAATGGTGGTAACGGAGTACCCAAGTACTTCAACGACGAAGCATATGTTACCACGTTCTACGTAGATCCGGCAACAAATCAAACAGTGGTCAAATACTACTTCTGGGTCAAAAATATAACTGAAGTATCAGCAAATCAATTTGGTCGTAAGATACCAACGGTCACTGTTGCCAGCTATATCGAAAATCCGAAAAATTCCGGAGTCAAATATTTTGCTGCAATCAGAGATGATTCAGTTGCAGTTTACAATGTTGAAAAAGATGTAGTTGGAAAACAAGTGGTGTTCCACTTAGATTATGCAACATTGATCAACAACAATGTTATTCACAGCGAATATGCATTGTTGAGTGAAAAAGGTAGCAAGAGCAGTAGTATTCCTAACACCATCTACAACAAACTAGTGGATAGTGCCAGTGGAGTTGATTCACAAGGCAACAATGTGCCAGATCCGTTCTTGCCAGTGCAACAACGATATGGTATCTCTATTAGACCACGTCAAAGCATGTTCTTAGACAGTGCCGGCGCAATTAAATCTTTGGTTATCTATTGCAATTCTGTATTCAACCAAAATTTAATTACCGAAGGATACGATTTAAGTATACTGTTAAGCGGCGAAGCAGTGCCGCCAGCAAACTCTGGGTATTATAACGAATCGATTCCGACCTACGAAACTCTGCAATATGTAAACATTGCTGCTTTACCAGTTGGTTATTCGATTCTAGTGGAATCCGACAGCACAGTTGACGGCTATTGGACAATCTATACAAAACAAGCAAATAACACTTGGTTCCTAGAACAAATCCAAAACTGGAGACTAACTGACTATTGGAATTACAAAGATTGGTATGCCACAGGATTCAGTGGCGCTACCAGACCGACCTATGTAGTTAACACATTTGCAGATCTTGCTGGCATTACCACATTGCAAGCACGAGATATTGTCAAGGTTCTCAATAATGGCCAAAACAAATGGGTTCTGTTACAGATATTCCCTAACGTAGTTAATACCATAGGTGTTGAAAGCGGAACCATTGAGCTGTCAAATGCACTATGGGATCTAGAATCATATGACATGGGCTACGACAATGATTTGTTTGACTCGTTGAGATTTGACCAATCTCCAAGTCTTGAAATCAGAGAATTGTTCACTGCACTTAAAACTGACATATTTGTAAACAATTTAAGTCAAAACTTTGTTGATCTATTCTTTACTCTGATGTATTATGTTTTAAACGAGCAAAAATACGTTGACTGGATGTTCAAGACCAGCTTTATTGATGTGGTACAAGAAATTTCAGGTGGTGCTACTCCTCAAATTTACAGCAAAGACAATCAAGGATTGTTCCTGGATTATATTGACGAAGTAAAACCGTACCACACAACAGTCAAAGAATTTGTTAAAGATTACATCAAAACAGATAACTGGAACGGATACACAACAGATTTTGACGTACCGGCTTATTTTGATAACGTGCTTCAACAGTACAGAAGCCCAAGCGGTGAGTTTGTACAAGACGCATCTGCACTAACACAATCTCAATACAGAGATTGGTTATTGGCATATCCTTACAGCATTCAATCAATTGAGGTCACTGAACAAGGACTTTACTACACAAGTCAACCTACTGTGACAATCACAGGCAGCACAACTAACAACAATGCAATAGCAAGAGCTGTGGTAAGTAACCAGCGTGTGGTACGCATTGATGTTCTTTACGGTGGCTCTAACTATGTTACTCAACCGGTTATTACAATTTCCGGTGGCGGAGGCCGCGATGCTACAGCATATGCCATGCTAGGTGGCAGTCCAGTAAGAAAATTAAAAACAACATTGGTGTATGATAGAATTACCTACGGCAGTGATGTGAGTTTATGGACTCCAAACACTAGTTACCAAATTGGTGATATTATATCGTACAATAACGTAGCATATCAAGCCATTAGAGATTTCACCAGTGGAAGTACATTCATTGGTAATGATGTTAGAACATATAGTGCAAATAATTTTGAAAATGCCAACGATAGAATCGCTGCATACTATACTCCAAACATTAGTTTACCTGGCAGAGATTATAGCTTGTTACAGTCAGGCATTGATTTCCCTGGAGTTACTGTACAGGGACAAACATTCAGCGAAGCCAATGGATTTGATGTAGGCGGCCTTGATGAAGATATATACGATGTTCTTGAAGCAGACAGCGAAGGAACTTATCTACCAAGCGGCGACTCCTACGACAGTAGAATTGAAAGTCTATTTACAGATACTGCCTTGGGAACAAGACCTGAAGATATTATCGTTGATGGCTCACAGTTTGTTGCAGATCAGGTACTTGATTGGACTGCATATACCTACTACGAAGACAGCGTAGTATTAAAGCATCAAGGAATTTACTACAAGGTTGACTCAGCATTTACATCTGATGCAACATTTAGCAATGCCAACATGTCGTTGTACTCTATTAATCCATACTCTGCATTCTATAGCTATGCGCCCGAAGAAATGGTACCGGGTCGTGTGTATGATACACTAGATATGCGTGTAACTACTTTGGCAGTTAATGCAGCTACCAGTGCATATTCGACATGGGTAAGCACAGTTGGATTTAGAATTAGTCAAATTGACATTCTAAATACCGGATCTGGTTACAGTTACGACGATATTCAAATTGTGGTCACAGGCGGTGGTGGTTTTGGTGCTGAATTAGAACCAGTGTTAAGCAACGACGATGACGGCAGAATTGTTGCAGTTACTGTGGTCAACGGCGGCGCTGGCTTTACATCTATTCCCACAATTACAATAACAGGAACAAGAGTTTCTGGTGCGGTACTTTCGGCCAAATTGGAGCAAACCACTTACGATACATTTAGTTACAGAATATTCAAAGATTTAAACGATAATTACAAGTATCTAAGAATACAAAATAGCATTGCTACAACTCTGGCACAAAACGTTTCGATTACGTCGAACACCATTGTGGTAGCAAACAGCAGCGTATTACCTGCGCCAAATCCCGGCAGCGGAACCCCTGGAGTAATTTACATCAATGGTGAACGTATTACTTACTACGCAAAGGATGATACTACCAATACCCTAAGTAGATTGCGCAGAGGTACTCTTGGTACCGGTGCTTATGCACACACTGTTGGTAACACAATCATTGACGGATCGCAGACTCAATATGTTCCGTATAGCAATAACTATACTGTGGCAAACTTAACCGGTCTTGGCGAAACAACCAGCGGTGTGTTGTATGAATACCAAGCAAATATTACCTACATCAGAAGCCAATTATGGAATTCTACCGGAACTGGTGCAGTTAGTCTAGCTGTTGAAGAAGAAGTAGCAAACGTTACAGCCAACACAATGACCACTGAGTCAAACATAACAATTACTACAGAATCTACATTCCCAACACCAGCAGATGGTAATGGTTTGTATGCAAGTACTACAACTCAGGCTTTGTTCATTAAAGCAGCATAAGAAATGATAATAAATATTCTAATAATAGGTTAAAAACATGTCAGTAAAAATCAGTGAATTACCAAATTTTACAGCAGCTAACATAGTCGCTGATCCCAATAGTTACTTTCCGTTGGTCTCGGATATAACTTCAGCTGACACTACCTTTAAAACTACAGTAGCCAACGTTAAAACATATATTGAATCAGCCAACGTAAACTTGACTGGTGCAATCTTTGCCAACTTAACGTCCGAAATGAACAACTTGGTTATTCGTGGAAACCTGAACGTAGTTGGTACAACCACAACAACCAGCAGTGAAAACTTAAGTACTAACTCCAGTGTCTTGGATTTGCATACTTTCAACAGTAACTTAGCTCCTTGGACCAGTGATGACGGTAGAGATATTGGTCTTCGTATGTTCTATTATAAAGCCTCGGGCGGCGCCAACAGTGCTGCACTGGTTTGGGAAAATACCACACAATACCTAACCTACTATGGATCAGGCGCCGGTAACAGCAACGCTGGAACAATATCTGGTACTTTGGGCACAATGCAAGTTGGTCAGATGATTATTTCTAATTCAACTGCAACATCTGCCAACGCAACAGGTGCACTGCAAGTGGGCGGCGGTATCAGCACCGGCGGCAATATTTGGGTGGTGGGCAGAGCCAATATTGGCAGCACACTGAACGCAGGTGCCGCCACACTGACATCACTCACAACTGGAACTGGTAATGCCACAGTTGGTAATCTAAGTGCTACCACTGGAGTCAGTGGAGCCACTGCACAGTTTACTTCGTTTGGTACCATTGGTACCACGCTGGTGGTAGGTGGAAATATCACTACCAACGGATTA